AGTTTTGGATGTAGTGTGATATCACCACGAGCAGCACCATTATAAGTTCTTCGTGCTGTGTATGAATCACCCCAATTACCATCAATGTAAACTTTAGAATCTAAAAGATAATCATCTGAAACATATGTGTAGTATCCCTCATCACCATCGTATTGAGTTGCAACTCTAAATGCCTTTGGTGCGAAATCATCAGCAACATCATTAATTAAAAATTGAAATTTTAATACTTGTGCTTGAACACCATCTCCATCACCAAAAGTAACATCTGGTGTTCCATCACTATTCGCATCTACTCCATGAGATACCATAGTTATTCTTAACCAATCGTATCTATCATCTGGTATAGATTCTGTAATTAAATTACCTGTAGCTGCTAATGAATCTTGATATGATACATTACTATAATGAACTACTTCAAATGAATAGTCTGTATCGTTATTTGATGTTTCATCACCTTCAACAAGACCTGAAATGTGTGAACCTTTAATAACCCTTGAATTTCCTTGACTCCATGCATTAACTGATGATTCACCACTCTCCACCCAAGTGATTAAATCATTATCAAATGCTATATCTAATCTGAATGTTGTGATATCTGCACCATTATCATCCAAAGTAACTTCCATCTCCAATACTTTATCTCTCCATATATCAAAGTTGTTGTTATCTTCGGCAGGTTTAGTTGCATCTTGTGCCAAGAAGTCATCTAAATCTTGTGTAACCGAGCCTTTCCACCACATATCTGGTGTAGACCATGTTCCTATTTGTTTGACTCTTATAATTGGTTCTTGTGCGTATACAGATGTCGCAAACAAACAACCTAAAAGTCCTATCAAAAACCTCTTCATTTAAGTTTCCTTGTGAGTATTTCAACTCTATATTATTTCTATGTCAACTCCCACACGAGTGGTGGGTTTGGTGTAGCCTTAATTTACAATAATAAATATAAGACCGAAAAAAATTATTTTGTGTTATACATCAAATCTTATAATAAATGTAGTATCAAGTTCGTCACTTAATTTTATCGCTTTCGCGAGTTTTCCAACTACTAACAATTTATCATTATCATTATATAAACCAATTGTGGATACATAAGGTCTAAATTCACTATGTGTTACATATGCCTCTGCAGTCTCAGTTGCATCATATGATGTTTTGAAACTACCTGTCCCCTCTCCTGTTGGATTGTCACCTGGCCCAAAGAAATTGTGTATATTCTGTGAACCAGCCTTTATAGTTACACTACCACTTCGTTGGGAACTAACTGATATATTTGTAGTAGTATTAAATTCTCTTGCACCTGCAACAACCGCATATTCATATTCTCTTATAGTTTGAGTTGCCTTATATTTTAAAGTATAACCTGTTCCTGTTCCTACATCATAATAAGAACCTGTATCGGTTATAACCATAATACCATGTTCGTAAAATACATTACCAACTTCTGAACCACTACCATTAGATTGAACACCTTGACTTCTATCAAATGAACTTGATTTATATGCAGAAAAACTTGCAGAGTGTGCAAAGTCATATAAATTACCATCTCCATCATCACGAATATCCCAAGTTTGTCCATTGGATGTATCACTTAATCTTATTGAACCAGGTTTAAGTTCTTCACCGAACACTTCTCTTGGTATACTAAATACTCTGGCGGTAGTATGTAGTTCACGATTTGTCTTTGTAACATCATTACCACCAAAACTACCATAAGGTTCTGATGCTCTTTTGTAATATAAATTATTAACTACATGCCATGTTGGTAGAGCATAGAAACTTTGTGTAGTCGAACCTGTTATAAAATTAGTGATTGTATCCGATGCGGATGCATAGTTGTGTTGAGATTGACTAACTGCCTTTATGGCATAAATACGACTTCCACTATCGTTGTTTGTCCAAGTGAAATTCTTAAATGCTTGAAAGGATTTAAGTGAAGACTCTTGTTGGTCAAGATTTTTGAACATGAGTTAGTCCTAAAAATCAAGTTTAACTTTTACAATAGATTCCCTTGAGTAAGAATTCAAAAGTGGTTTACTTAGTTTAGCCACCGCCAACAATTCATTATCGTCATTATAAAGACCAACTTGTGTAATAAAAGTTTTAGGGTCTTTAAAGAAAGTCGCTTGTGTGAATGAACCATCAGATGCAGTTGCAAATGTTGGGTTCGAACTAAAGTTAAACTTTTTATTATTAACACGAACAAAATAATTGGTAGAACTAATCTCTTCCTCTCTACGAGCTGCGAAGTATGGCCCACCACTTATTATTGAATTGTATAATTTTTTAGGATTATTATCAAATGTGTCTGAACTTCTACCTGTTGCCAAGGATGCACTTGCATCAAGTTGAGACGCGTCTAATAATATAATACCTAAGTCTGGATAAAACAATCCAAATGCACCACCTGGTTGAGAAGCTGCGGCAGTTTTAATTGATGCAGTTCCACTTGCGATAGAACCACTAACAACATTAAATACACGACCACCCTCATTTACGGTTGGTGATGTTTGTGTAGAACTATCGTCTATAAGTTTTAATGTTGAACTACCTAATCTTAACTCCCAATTACCTGGGTCTAACTTTTCTCTCATACGAGCTCTTTGGAAAGATATAAAATAAAAATCTTTACTACCAGAAGATGCTCCTGTAAATGTAAATCTCGTTGTGTTAGGTGGTAATATAATATTTCTGAACTGACGATATAGTGCAGCAGATTGTCTTCCACCTGAATTTAATTTAGTAGTATTACCCGCCGAACCACTACCATCAAGGTTAGCATATCCAAGAGCAAATTGAACTTCAGCAGTTGCAGATGTTGCACCAACATTTGGGTCTTGATGAAATATATCAAGATAGGAACCTGTGATACTTCCTGCATTTGACTGAGTAAAAACTTGACTTGCCTCTAAAACACCATCTCCACCACTAAAGATACCACTTGAGACAACCACTCTTTGGTTTTCAACTACATCATTTTCGAAATCGAATCTTTGAAATACTGACATGGTTTACTCCTTATACTTTACTTGGGTCGGCCTTCACGGTAATTGGAATATTTTGAGTAGCTCCACTTTGTGTTCCGACAATTGTTAAGTTTGTATTTGTATCTGTTGTGATTGACCTTGAAACTATGTTTACAGATTTACCAGTAATTGTGATACTTCTTTTTCTTTCTGTTTCATTCAAGAATACAGGTGTTGTTGCTCCTGTGTTTACAGCTAAATCTGCCAAGTCTCTAACCTCTTGGTCAATTAGACTTGTTTCAATTTCTTGAACTATATCATTTGGAATTCCACCTGGTAAGTTTTTAAGTAGGTCAAGATTTCTTTTGACTCTTCTTCTTTTACCTTTTCTAATTGTTGGTGAAGTTCTTGTTACTGATGCAGTAGATGCCTGAACGACTGGTGTCAAGTTAGCAATCTCTGCATTATGTAGGATAAATGTATATCCTGTATCTGCATCTCCACCATTACGAGTTGTTGGTGTAATGGTTTGAACAATACCTGCACCATTTAAAACAATACTTGGTGATGGTATTTCCAATATTGGAAGTTTCGCAGTTTCTTTTGGTAAGGTAGTGAGTTTGTATCTCATGATTTGATTCTCATCGACAAAACTTTCTAATAAAGGCATGTTCTCAATCACTGCACCATAGTAATTACTACCATTTGGATGAGCTGTATCCCATAGACTATAATCTATTTCGTCATCCGCAAGTGCAAATTTAGTGATATTGAACTCATCTCGACCTCTGGCCAATAGTTCTCTACCCTTTTTGGTTAATACGGCGTCTACCGTAATACTTGTGTTATCTAAAAATCCCATTTTAAGTTCCTATTTGATTTCCATGTTTTTGTGATATACCTATAACTTTACTATAGATAAATATAAGTATACACTAATTTTATTTTATTTTACTTTCAATTTAGATTCACCAGGTTCTTTAGTAACCAATGTAGTTGGTGTGGTTACTATAGATTCAATTGGTTCTTTACCATCAATGGTATTATCTTTTGTAAGTCTTATACCTTGATAGAATGTTCTAAATAATTTTGTATGTGTTGCCATACTCTCAAACTCTGCAGGTTCAAATGATGAACTATTAGGATTGTTTATCAATGCATCCGCATCAGATGCATAAAACAACCTCTTAATCTCATTATGTTCCGACAATCTTGATTGACTAACGAAAGGCATTAAACTTTCGTTAAATTCTGTTAAAGTTTCTCCCTCAGTTACAGAGGCAGTTGCATATAAATTACTAAATTCATTTTTTGGATTCAACTGATTGATATTAATTAATGTTGGTCTACCTAATGTTCCTAATGAACCACTCTCACCATATGCTAAGTTTAGTCTATCATTTACACCATCACCATATGTAGTGTATTCACCACCCACTTCAAAGTATGCATCATCTTTAGAACCACTAACATATCTGAAAACATTTACACCTGCATCAAATTCACCTGCATTTTCATAATATCCTAATTTTGGTTCAACTCCTTTTATTTGAATCTCTTTACTTCTTTCTAAAATATTTGGTTCTATTAATACACCAACTCTCGCCTTACTTCTTGCAGGTAGTAATTGTTTTAATTGTGTAAAAATACTTGCATCGTAGTAAGATAAGATTCTCATATAATCCCAAAAGTTATTTGGTTGATTATATCGTTTCCAATAATCTCTTCTAATTTTTCTTAACTCTCTGTATGCATATCTGTTTTGGTCTCTTGGGTCACCAATGTAATCATCAAAATTAAAATCTGCCAAACTATACATGATATCTTCGTTCACCACATCAATAGGTGAGAAATAAATTCCAACATTAGGACTATCAATAGGTGCAGTGTCTTGTGATGATTTTTCCATACGAACATCAGGTGATAAATTACCAGTCAATGTTGTATCTTCAATTCTAATCTTTGTTGCGTTTCTTCTTGATGGGCCAAAGTTTGGAACTTTTAATTGTTCTAAGTCAACTAAACTTCTATAAAAGTTTCCTGTAAATCCATTAACAGAACCTGTTGGATTAGTTCCATAGGTTTGAACATGAGATTTGTTAGAAACATAACTTACAGATGCGTGATTTGCATTGTCATCAAATGGATATCTCAATACAAGATGGTCATATGATGAACTAATAGAATTACCATTATATGCTCTTGGTGCCCTAACATGATTCTCAAAAACACTTTGACTCAATGGTTCTGTCCACAAACGATATTCCATCAATGAACCACTATATCTTGCACCGAAGTTTGTGTTCTGACCACCAAGGTATACAAATCCACTACCAGTAAATGCTGCGTTGAATGCCTTACCTGCAGCAGTTGTTCCATTAATATCTACACTTTGACTTGTTGAGAATAAAATCTTTTCTCTTGATGCATCATATTGTCTTGTAGTTAATTCATAAGTAATTTTTTGGTCAATGGAATCACTTAATAATGAATGTCCACTTTGTGATACTCTTGTTAACATCACACTCCACATATCATCATTGTAAAATGGTTGTAGTGATGAAGTTACATTGATAACTCCTGTAGATGCACTAACACTAAATCTCAATTTACCATAATCATCTGTTGAACCATTGTCTAATAAATTTACTGACCAATCATTTTCTTTTTGTATTATCACTTGGTCTTGTGACTTAGGACTTCTAAATCTAAATTCTATTGTTTCAGGATATCTACTCGTAGTTGAATCAGTTTTCCACTCACTTTTTACATATTGTGATGACTTAAAGTCTAATGCATATGTAAACTTTCTTTTTACTTCATAACTAACTCTTGTTCCTTTATCAGGCCCACCATATTCACGAACTCTAAGTATTGAACTTGGAATACCATAACAATTCAGTAATCCTTTAAGTGCTCTTATGGTTCCTTTTGACTTAATAAAGAAAGGTAAACTACTAAATATTCTTTTCCATATTTCTTCTGTTACTTTTTCTTGTGATGATTCATATAGTGAACTACCATCTACGGTTTTACCTAATAAGTATTCAGGTAGAATCATCAAGTCATTACCATTAGTTAACTCTAAACCAACACTTTTTGCATAATGTGAAACTACATCTTTTGATATACCTTTCGATATATTTGGGTTATGGTCTTTTACATCAGTAAAGTGTTTTGTATAACTCCACACCTCGTCAAATTGTTGACCAACCATATCTAAAAATTCTATAAAGACATTATTTTCAGTATCACTCGTTACATGAATAGGTAAATTATTTTTAAGATAATCTTGATTTAAAGTGTCATACAAAGAAGCACTTGATATCATTGTGTCAAACCAAGTGGTTGCAGTAGAACCTGATGTATGAACTAACCTATATGGTTCTGAAGAGTTTTCTTTTGGCCATGATGTATCATGAAACATACCCTCAGATGAACTAACATATGATGAACTTTCATAATAAAGAAAATGTTCATACGCATCAAAGGAATCTTTTACCCTTTGTCTTTTTAATTCTAAACTTCTTATCTGACTTGCAGAACTTGTTACGGTTAATAAAGATGAACTTGAGTTGGTGTAAGTTTCAATCAACTCTAACTTCTTTTTAAAGTTTCTAATTCTTCTTTCTGCACTTGAGAAATGTATAAAGTTTCCAAAACCTGTATCATCATATTCTGATAATGGTGTTGTTCTTAATTGATAATCTATATTTAGTTTTACATTATTAAGACTACCTGATAACACATCTCTTTCTATTTTTTCTGTTACATCATTTTGAGTTCCAACTAAATCATTGTAATTTTTAAATGATGTATCTCTGAAATTTATTGGATTATCTGTAGAATTAAAATTAGGTAAAAACAAAAATACTTCATCATTAGGTTCATCTACAAATGGAACTAATGTTATCACATCATCATAATCATCCATTCTTTTTTCAACAAAAATAACTTCATCATATAACTCACAATCAACAAGTGGTTTATGAAATCTAAATAATCTTTTGTTATCAAAAGGTAATCCATTGAAAAATTCTTTATTTTGATTTGTAATTAAATAATAATCATTACCTTTTTTCATAAAGGTTTTGTATCTTCCAAAATCAGTATATTTGTATGTAACATGCCAACCAGGAAACTCTTTAGATGATTCATCTTCTCCGATATGTTTTAATTCATTTACCATATCATTGTAAGACCTATCAACCCTAACTCTATTATGGTCTAATACTTCAGTTATTCTAAATTCACCATCGACTAAAATTGGTGGTAAGTTTTCTACTATTTCATCTCTCTCATCTATAGGAAGTTTATCAAGTTTATCAAATTCTATATCTAATATTTCTTTTGTCTTAGTATCTTTAAGTGGTAAGTAATCATCATCAATTATTACTTCATTCGCAAGATGACCAGAAAGAGTATCAAGATTAACGAAACTTGAATTTGAACTTCCTATATTATCTTCATCTGGTAAAGTTCTTATCATATTGATTCTTGATTTTCTCCACATTTCAAAATGTGAACTTGATTTCCACTTACCGAGTGTCGCACTAACAACACCATCTGCTATAATAGTATGATGTCTATCAAGAATTAAGTTATACACAGGTTGTGGTTTGGACATAAATGTTTTACCAATCTCACCTGCATGATACCATTGACCTTTGTGTTTTATTGGGTGACCATCAGTTGTTATTAGTGAACCAAACTTTGTCAACTCAACACCAGTATATTTATCCTCTTTAGTAACCTTTAATATTTTTGCAAAACCCTTATCGGTTTTAACTTTCATATTTGGTCTCAACATATTTATTGGTAATGTTGAACCATTAGATAATCTAACTTTAGTTCCCTTTACAAAACATACACCATCATAATCATCATAATAGTCTTGTGAATAAAGGTCATTAACCTCATCATCAGTTTTATCTACTGGTGTTGGTTCCTCAACTTTTTTTACATCAAATTCATCATCAAAGACTGGTTTTGGTTGTGCAGGTTTTCTTGGAACCTCATCAAAATCTTTTTTAACTACAGGTGGTGGTGGTGGAAAAGTTACTTGTGCATCCACTAAATATAAATTAGGTATAATTAATTTATGTCCCACCATATTCTGTGTGAATCCCCTATCTCTTGGTGATGACCTAAACTCTAATACATATGGGTCTTTGGTATCAAATTTAATTGGGCCTGATTCCTCTTCATATAGTGGTTCATATTTTACCCAATTACCAAACTTTTGAAAATCTTCTCTATATTTTTTATTTTTAAAAGATTGTAAACCTATGATAGCTTCTTTATTATCATCAGATTTCTGTTCTATTCTATATTTTAAATTTTTTGTAAAGAGTTCTTTTGCAGTGGTATTATTTTTATTGTTATTTGATTTACCACCTACGATATCTCTAAAGAATCTTGTCTTACCATTGATAACTTTAGTTTGAATTTTACCAACATTAATTTTATCATCACCATCTACAAAGACTGCCTGATTCTTACCAGCGATTCTTCTGAAAAATTTATATGATACTCTGTATGTTCCTGACTTATATCCAAGGTCTCTTAAATGTTGTCCCACATTAAAGTCAAGTAAAGTTCCCTCTTCATTAAAAGTGAACTCTCCAAGGTCAAGTTCTTCTGATAGTATTAAAGTATTATCCACAACATTGTAGATTTCTAACTGAACAAAATCATTTTTATCGCGACCGAAACTACTATAAACTTGTTGTGTTTTATAGAATTGTGATTTTTCTTTTTCTGTAAATCCGTATTGCATTAAACTTCAAACTCCTCCGCACTATCTCTAGCAGCAGTGATTCTATCTTTGTTAGTTGGTATACCTAAATCTTTAAACTCTGCATCTCTATTACTCTGAACATCTTCTGCAACTTTTTCAACAATATCTTGAGTTTTTGCTCTCTTTGCATTTTCCATTCTTTGTTTTTTAGACTCAGCTACTTTTTTGTTATTCTCGATATTATCTGTTCTTTCTGTAGAGATTGGATAAATATCATATACTTTATCTTGTGTAAAAAATGTAAATTCTTTTTCAAGTTCTAATGTTTTGTTTCTGTCGAATGGTGTTTGTTTTACTTCTATTCTTGTATATTGAAAAGTTTTTTCTTGTGACATCCCAAGATTTTCTGGGTCTTCATAAGATAAAATATAACCTTGTTCATTTCTTAATTCATTATTTGCATCAAGTGAACCAGAAATCTTCGCTCTTTTAATTTCTTCTTCTATATTATTCAAATGTTCTATTTTGTCTGCATCAAGAATATTTAAGTAATACTCACTTTTTCTTTTTGCAGAGTTTGGATTGTAAGGCATTTTATCTCACCACTTTAAATACATAATCATCTTCATCATAGTAGTTAACTTGTTCATCAAGAGTTCCACTACCACTAACGACTTTAATTAAAAATCTATATTTTCTTTCCGCCTGTAAACCATTCATATTTAGATTAAAGTAATTACCTGTGGAATCACAACTAATTTTTGAACCTGTTCCAAATGGAATAATTTCTTCTTCTGTTTCAAAATCACGAACAGAATAATACGCAGATGCACTTGGTAAATATTTAATAGTTAATGTTGCAGGTGTAGTATCAAATGTCGTTGATGGGTATAATTCTCTACCAACAACTCTAAACTTTGTTACTGACTTCTCATTATATTCTGGTCGTATATTTTTAAAATAAACTTTTAATCTTTCTAAGTCTGTTGAACTCAGTGCATTTAAACTTCCTGTTGACCAAGAACTATCGTCCCAAACAACTTCTAACTTAGGTGGATAGATTGTGTGAGTTTGTCTTGAGAAAAACTTTAATGTTCCTAATGAACCACTACCACCCTCGTCTGAACCTGCATCTCCTGCATAATAATATCCTGTTCCCTCTGAACCTGTAGCTTGTCGTTTAACTATGAATCCATTATTTGGATAAACTGATGATGAATAAATATGATTATTCACAATATCAGTAACATCTATTCTTAAATCTTTTGATTCATATGTAAGGTTATGTGATGAACTAACTTCATATTGACCACTTAATGAACCAGTATACCAACTTCCACCATCATTATTTCTTGAACCTGTAACCCATGGTGTCTCTTGTTGTGTATCACGATATTTAAAACTCGAACCTTTTTCAGTTACAGGATTATCAAATAATTTACCAGTTCCCTCTAACCAACTACCACTAACCATATAGACAAATAATTTTTGTTCTACTTCTAATTCTGATGATGTGGCATCATATAGATTTAAATAAAATTTAGCATCTGACCCAATTCTTCCTGTTTGTATTGATGAAGAAATGTATGTGTAATCGAAATCAATTAAAATACGAGATGTATTAACAATACTACCATCGTTACTTACCTCTTTCTTAACTTCAAGTATTTCATCCATACCTGTGTTTATCGATGCAGTCACACCACCTGAATATAGTGTGGTATCTCTATTCGCAAATTCAAAATAATGCATTAAAAGTCTCCTACTACTCTACCCTCAATATCTATATTTGGGTATTTTATTTCAAATATACTTGGGTCTAATGATGGATAAACAACACCATCTCTTGTTGCAGTTTGTGTATCAAACACATTACCACTATATCCATCTGCAGTTTTATATTTGTTTTCTATTAAAACAATCTGTTTATTTGGATTGTCATCTCTCGGTGGAACGATACTCGCAACACCCTCTTGTAACGAAATAACATAAGCAATATCACTCAATACAATTGGTTGATTAATTTGTCTTTTTTGTGGGTCAAAATATTTTTTAACCGAATCAACACATCTCAACAATACTTCGTTTTTATTATATCCTCTACGAGTTATAATAGCAAACTTGACTGATATATTTATAATGTATGCATCTTTAATATTAATTGAATCTGTAACTAATCTATATTGTGATAGATATGTTTTTAAATTTTCTTTTACAGCTCTATTCAATCTTGTTAATTTTTTATTTGCATCGAATCCTAAAACATAGAGATTTAGTGCCAATGGATTAGGTATAGTATTATTATTTTTTACTTGTGTTACTTGACCATCAACAATTTGTGTTTGTGTTAATTGTTCTAATTGTTCATCTTGAACAATATATGCCTTACCAATGTTTCCATATTTTTGTGGTAAGGAATAAACTCTACCGATATAATCATTCATCGTAACCGCACGACCTTGTGCATTGAAGTATGCAAGTGAGTTTTGTCTAACCTCATCTATGGTTTCCTCATCAGAACCACCACTTGCTGGTTCTATATTTGTTACACTTAAACTTGAGTCTACTTCATTTACCTTATCGGTATCTAATCCCTCTGAATTAATTGTAAAAGTTACATCATCTAAATTTGTTATCGTGTTTGATGGAACATTGTCATCTACTGAACCACCATACGAATACTTGATAGTAAGTGTTGTATTACTTGGTGCAAGTCCAAATGTTTTTGTTTTTAGGAAATTTGTTGGGTCAAATGTATCATCAAGTTTAGAAATACCTGTTGATAAAGATGAACCAACATTATCTGGATTAGGAATTATTTCCTCATCAGCATTTGTGCTGACACCTGTTCCAAATCTCAATTCTATTTTATTATCATCACGAATATATGTAGCATATCTTTTTGCAGTCTTAATTAATTTTAATAAATAAGGTGTGTCATTTTGATACTGACCTAACTCTGGGTCATTTGTTGTTGTGTTCTCAATACTTTCATATATAGTATCTTGTGCAAGATAAGGAACTTGATACCATTCATTACTATTTGAATCTGTTACAGATATAATTTCATTAACCTTTTCATTACTTAACACTACTGAGTCAAACTTTTTTGCACTTGTGAAAGAAAAATCTTCTGATACTCTTGTTCCACTTTTGGCCAATACCTTTTTAGTAAGTCTAAAATTAGTTGGTGAAGTTCCTGATGTTGGTTCTAATAATTCAACTTTCATTTGGTCTAAGGAACTTGATACTTTAAAGTTAACATCATCCAATATTGTAAATTGAACACCACTATCTGATGAGACTATAGAGTTGGCCTTCAACACTCCAGCATAACTCAAGTCCGCTTGATAATCATCTCCTACTGCCTTTGATGGAACATCAATCGTCACACTCAACTCCACACTTGCGGGTGATGATAGTGATGGTTTATATCCCATTGTTTGTGCAATATCAAATATATTTTTCTTTTCTTCTGCCTGTAATAATAATGTTTCTCTAAACTGATTATCAATGTAATAATTTAATACATCTCCAACATATGCAGCCATTTCAATAAACATCATACCTGGTGATGATTCGTTAAAATCATTGTATGTATTAGGAAAATAAGTTTTTGCAAACTCGATAAGATTTTGTCTTAAAGTAGGAAAGTCTTTTCCTAAATAAGAAACTTCTTTCTTAATATATTTTTTGTTTGTGTTATAGTCTGGATTTTGTGTTGGCATCCTATTCTCCAAGTGTAAAATTAAATGTTATTGTATCAAATGAATCTGGTTGTATTGATATTGAATATTCAAGAGAAACTTCAATTAAATTTGGATTACCCTCATTCTGTATAACGAATACTTCGTTTACAATCACATATGGTAACCAATTACCCAACGCCTCTCGGATACTCTCTTCAATTCTATCTCTTAAATCATCACTATATTGTTCAAATAATAATCTTTGTAAATCAGAGCCAAATGTGGGTTGCATAACCCTCTCACCTTTATTGGTTAGTAGTAGATTTCTTATATTAGATTTTGTTTGTTCTTGTAATGTTTTAGTCTTGTTAAAAAAACCAGTAACACTCCTACCTAAAGGAAATTCAATACCAACAAATTTATCTTTGTTTTTATCTAGCTCTCGAACACTCATTTATTATTTTTTACCTTTCATCTTATCGTGTTTCATTAAATCAGAATAATCTCTTGTCAATGCATTAACTAAAGATTCAGGCACTTGTTCAGAAGAAACTCCCGCCTGTTTTAATGTTTGAACAGCCGCAACTTCTCTTTGTGTTTGTTTATCTCCACCAGCTCTCAGAGTATCACCATATCCTAATAACTCTGCAGCTCTTGATGAATCAAATACTCCACCACCCAATGTATCCCAATCATCGCCTTCTTTTTCACCTTGTGATAATCCAACCGTTTCATTCAATACATCATTTAATGCCGAATTTTTTGTATACTCAACTTTACTTTCTGTTTTAGGTTGAGTTTTTTTCAAGGTTTTTTCAGATAAAGATTTGAGAGAAGTATCTTGACTCGATTTTTTCTCACTAATAAATATCTCATTAACTTGTTTTTTAACTTCCTTACGAACAACTAATTCTATTATTCTCAGTAGGTCTTTTTTGTTCATTTTTAACTCCTTGTTGTTATAACTTATGGGACATTATATCCTGTCCATGCAGTAGTTCCAAGTAATCCTGCAGTTCCTTTTAAATGTGTTGTAAATGCTTTTTCACAATTATCTAAAAAATCATCTATAGTATCTGCATTACTAAATGTTCTTGGTTTTACAGGAACACCTGGTGAAACTATGGTTGAACCATTAGTTAATGTTCCACCAGTCCAATATCCAATCAAACCAAGACTTAATTGTGCTTCAAAAAAAAGTAACGATGGTGTTTTACTACTTAATCCTTTTTTTAGTTCGTCTCTTAATTTTTTTTTATTTCCAAATATAAATTTTCCACCATTTCCTGACAAACCATCTTTAACAGATTCATGATATAAGTCTGTTATAAACTTTGCAGTTTCATCTATATTATTAAATAAAACACCATCATCCATTCTTTTTTTATACTCTTCTTTAAATAGTGTGAACGCCATATTATTTATCAATTCTATGTTGTGAACTCAATGCCTTTTCCACATCTTTTAACGCAGATGTTACAGCTGGCCAACTTGGAGCCGCACTTACAGGTCCTGGTGTTGGGCCTGTTGGTGTTGGTATACCAGTAACATTACCAATTGCAGTTACTAAGGCATCTAACTTATCATATAAAGTTTGTCCTAATACTTGTGGTTCTGATGCAGGATATTTACCAATTGTTACACTTGGACTATCCAATACTATATTTTCTTTTGAACCTACAAAAATATTTTTACCTGATGTGATACTAATATTTTCTTCTCGTGCATTAAATAAAATACGATTACTCGTAATAATAATTTGGGACTTATCATATTCAAACCCAACAATATCATCTGGTGGTTTTATAGATGTGGTAATTACAGGTAATTCATCGGTCACCATGTGAATAGAGTTTTGGTCATTGTCAAGATTCTCTGTATGTAAAAGTCCCTCTTGTGTGTAGTCTTGACCTACACTTAATTTTATATTTGGTGAATCAATTTTTCCATCTTTTGGATTATTATCTTTACTATAAAAACCACTTTGGTTACTACCCAATCTTATAGTATTACCATGTCTTCCTTGAAAGATGGTATCACCCTCAAACGCTCTTTCTTTCTTTACATTTAAATTTTCTTCAAAATATTCACCTAAATTTCTATCTTCAGAATTTGGATTTATTCTTGAACCAACATTTGCATTTGGGTTACCTGTATTACTATTACCAAACTCTGTATTTTGTCTTGAACCAAAGGCACCTTTATTATTTCTTTTTAATGTATAGTAACCAAAATTACCCCAATGAAATGTCAATACTATTTCACCAACCACAGGATACTGAATTGTATTTGGGTCTAATGGTCTATATTCTAAATTACTTACTGACTCTACACTCTCATCATGTTGAGATACTTCTCGTCTAACGATAATAGAACCATATAATGTTGGGTCTTCAATCACTCTCGCATCATTAGGGTCTAACATAACATCCAAAACTTCCGCAGGTTCTAATTCATATGGAAATGAATTTTTTTGCATAGCACGAAACAAAGCTCGAGCTTCTCTTCGTGTCATCAATTTTGAATCATCACCACTTGGGTCTCCACCTGTATTTTGTAGTGGGATGAAAACACCTGGATTGTTCATTTTATTCCTTGTTTATAGTAGATATTATTTTATCTTGATGGTCTTGTAACTCGTGGACATCTGATTCTATCGCGTCCATTAATTGTTTTTTCTCTGCCTCAGTAAGTCCAAATTCATCACCACTATCTGAAGATATTCTACCCTCAGCGGCCATGATTCTTTGAACTACGGTTGCCAACTTAACTAATTGTTCATCGTTCTTGACATTGATTTCTAAGTATTCTTTGAGCATAGGGATAATCTGAACGGCTGTATCTCCGTCCTTGATAAATCCCACAACCTCTTTCATCAATACTTCTAATTGTTGTTTGTTGGTTTTGGAATTATCGTATATGTCTTTAAAGACATCAGATAAGGTTTTACCCTCGAATATTTCGTAATCATTTGCCATAAATTTACCTGTAAGTTATCATTAATAAATATTAAACTTCTAAAAAATCGTTATATATATTTATATATCCATGATTAATAAGTCAATATATACAATAGTTATTTCTGTCGGTGAAAATCCGACTATAACGGAGAAACAATAATGCAGGAAATCATAACAATAGTCAAAGGATATGTAGATGACTTAGCTCATTTAATGTTATCCTTGGTTGCCATTGGTGCCATTTCTGAAATTATATTTGGAAGTGGAATCTTCGGTGTAAATGTTATTGGTAACCTAACACAAATAATCAACACATTCGGCGAATCTGGATTTGCTGGATTAGTCGCATTGTTGGTGTTAGTGGGTTTATTCCGTAAATAGTGCTAATTCGGATATGAAATGAAAAAGGGAAGTGTAAAAACTTCCCTTTTTTGTTTTATAGAGTGTTCCAACTACCAGTATATCGAGTTTCTATAGAACCAGATGTCATATAGTTTCTCTGTAATTGGAAGTGATGTTTCTTCATCACATTAATTACTCTTGTGATATGTTGAGTATTACTACCAGTCATCTCACGAATCAAAATATACAAAGCCTTCTTATTAAAGTTATCGATATTTTGTCTCGATTCCATCAATTGTATAACTGCATTAGCAACATCTATATCTTGTTTTCTTTTAAACACTATGGATAAATTATTATTCCAATACTCAATAAATAAATCAACATACTCCTTGGTCATCGCCTTTAATTCTTTTTCACTCTGTTCAGTAATTGAATCTCTTTTATAATCTGTAACTTCTTCACCATCGTGTTGTTTCATTCGTTTGTAGTTATTGTTGTTATGTAGAATCAAATAGTTCTTAGCAACAATACTAAAGTAAGAGAATGCCTTACCCTTACCCTCAGTAAACTTATGCATATTCATATACAAGAAACTCACTACCTCATGTTTAACATCTTCACTTGGAACATCAAAGTAATAAAACTTAAATGTGTGAATAATGTTTTCTGCAAGTTTTTCAAATGCCTGTCTTATGTGGTCATTATAAATTCGTTCCTTAATATAAGGACGAGTTTCTTTATTATGACGAATGATTGCATTCTCGGTTATCTGATTAAAATAATATCTTGGTGAACCTTTTTTTGCTTTTCTTGGCATTATATTTCCTTTTCTGTTATAGTGTTTAACTCATTTACTGCATCTTTGATTCCCTCAAAGACAACTCCGATTTCGTCATCGGATTCGAACTTACCCTCTGAATCTAATTCATCGAGAATGTTCTTAGTTTGGATTACTCTTGCCGAGTAATTCTCAACCCAATCTTCAAGTCTCTCTACTTTTCTCATTTGGTTGTAAGTAGTAAAACCAAAGGTTAAGGTCAATACACCCAATATCACTTCTATGACCATTTCTCTATACTCCCTATTGTTATTTGATTAATTCTATTCATACCCATTTCAAATGTTTCACTATCTATCTCGGAACCTAAATACCTACGATTTAATTTATTACATGCAAGTGCCGTAGTTCCTATTCCCATGAATGGGTCATACACAATGTCACCCTCTTCAGTATAATTCTCTATACATCTTTCCGCAACTTCTTGAGGCATATTATATGAATACCCTTTGTAAGAATGATGTGGATGATACCATGTGTCATATTTAAATAATTTTGTGTTTTTTGATTTAAAACTCTTTCGTGCATAAGACATAACAAAAGCATAATTGTATCTAAACATATTTATCTCTCTTGACTTTTCCCATATCTTTTGATTTAATAAATCGTATCCTAAATTTTTCATAATGTCTGTACAATACTGATGTTTTGGTATTGTCTTTCTTTTAAATCTTCTATCACTTATTACAATAGTTACAATATTTTTTCTTGGATTAAATTTACTATAAACTTCTTCCATCCAACCAAAGTATTTTTTATCATCTTTAAGTGGTTCTAATCCCATCTCTGAATATTCAGGTGGGGAAAAGAATACATAATCATATTCTAATTCCCTACCTAAAGTAATCAGACAATCTTCGTTATAGATGTTACTTATCTCCGAATAACTCATCAAATAAATCCTTTGCAGATGCACTTGGTTGTGTCTCTACCTTTTCTTTTACTTGTTTACCTACTGCCTGTTTGATATTGGTAACTGATTTGTTTACCTTTTCAGTAGTTTTCTTTTCTGAGTATTTCCATTCGGTGTACTCTGCTCTTGTTGCCATGTGGTCTGCCCAATGTATAAGATAAGGAAGACTTGATTGGAAACTATGTTCAGGTTTAAATGTTTTTAAATACTGAACATTTGCATCATCATACATACCAT